CGGTAAACCCTCGGCGGCCAATATTCGCGGCCACTATTTGCCCCAGCTCGTAGGCGTCGACGTTTTCCCCAATGCCTGGAAGATCTCCAGCGACATTGTGGCGCCAAAGCTGGCGGGGCGGTAAGCTCTTAATGTGGCCGGCCAGCTGGTCGATGGGGACGCCGCGCGCGGGTACTTTGTCCCATTGCATGCGGGTGAAATAATCTTCACCATAGCAATCGGCGCCATAGTGCGCGCAGCTGGGCGGGCAGGTGGCGCGCAGGCTATAGGTTTGGGGAATCGGGCCGGTTTTGCGGTTTGCGCTCGCGCGGATGAATGTGTAGCTCATAGCGTTACCCTTTGGGCTAGTGCGTTGGAGATAATGCCATCGCGCGCCAGCTGGTCGACGTAATCAGCGAAACTTATGCGGGCGTCAATGTGGTGAATCAGCTCGCCGGTTTTATCGCTCGCGCTCCAGGCGTAGCGGTGGCGGCGGCGAATTAGGGTGGGATGCGCAGCCCAAAAAGCGGCGCGGATTTCTTTTTGTGTAGTCATAATTTAAGCTCCAAAGTAAAAAAGATAAAAGACGGCAGACCAGACAATGGCGCAAATAATCGCGCCGATAACGTCATGGGTGCGGCGGCGCGGCAGCTGGTAGTGTTGTCTCATATGGTGCAGCACCCACAACATGGCGCATCCTCGCACCGGCCGGCTTTGTTGCGGTAGTACTGGCGGCCGCTTCCAAAATCGATCACGTGGCTAACGTAATCGTCGCGGATATACGCTGGCGCATCGGGATCGGCCAAGCTGGCCGTGCGGCTAACGGTGTCGTATACGATAGTTTGGCCGCGTTGTATGCGCTGGCCGGTGCGGCTGCAAGTAGTGCCGGAAAATTTCGCGGTCATAGTCTTAAGCATTGGAAAGCCCTTTCAAGTAAGCGGGTTAATAAAACAGTCGAGTACAGATAATGCCATGTGTGATAACGCATAGTCAATCACTTAGTGCACAAATCAATTTATAGAATTGTCTTCTACGCATGGTTACGGTTTAGCCTGGGCGGTAATTGCATGGGCTGCGCGGTTGTGATACAGTCGGGCCGTTCTCAATCTATACTGCACAGTAACAAAGTAAACGGGCGGTAACAATCATGGCAAAACAGACAACGCAAAAGCTCACGCGCGCGCAAATTAAACAAGGGCTCGATACGATCCCGATTGAATCATTGCTAAGTAGCGGTAAGGGGAAACAACCCCAGCTCACGACCAAGCAAAGGGAATTCGCCAGAGCTGTAGCGATGGGAAAGAGTAAGGCCCAAGCGTATAGGGAGAGCTATAAGGCAGACGCTACACCGGCCACAATCCACACTGCACCGTATGAGCTGGCCTCTAACCCTGCAGTGGCGCGTGAAGTCCAGGCCTATAAGCTGGCAATAGAGGCGGAGAAACACCGAACACCGGCTCAATTAAAAGCTCTGCTAGTCCAGCAGCTGGTGCAGCACTCACTAGATGATGACTTCCCCCCAGCCTCCAGGGTGCAATGCCTGAAGCTCTTAGGCTCTCTGTTCGAGGTAGGTGCCTTCGTGGAGCGCAAAGAGATAACCACAGTCAATCGATCCGACGACATCCGCGCCCGCCTACTGTCCAGGCTGCAGGCCGTTACAGTTGACGCTGACATAGTGCCCGATGACGCCCTAAACTTGCTGGCAGAAATCAGGGGTGCAGCTCCCAGCGGCCAGGCCAGCGATCCCCAGGCCCTTCACGATGCCGCCACCAGCGACCCCACCGCAGAGGGGGCCCCGCTTTTGGGCCAGCCGCGCGCAGGAGAGCCTTCACATACTATTCCACTCAAACAATCTCCACCAAAATCGGGTGGGGGCCATCAAAACTCTCAGGAGGAGACAGTCCATGATTTTGACGAATAGCCCCCCTTGTGTTTCCATACGCAAAAGGGTGGGGGGTATATATTTTTTTCAACTGTAACAGTGTGATAGTTGAAGGCCCTAAAACAACTGTAACAGCTGTTACAGTTCATAAAGAATGAAACATCCTACATATCCGTATACGGTAAAGAAGAAGGAATATCAGATGACTGAGAAGCAAAGGACTGTCTTCCTAGTAATAGATGAGTACTGGAAGAACTTTGGGTATGGGCCGTCTATTGACGATATCATGTACCAGACAGGTGACAAAGGGCGCGGCAATGTTCATCGGATTGTGAAGAAGCTGTGTGATCTTGGGATCTGCAAGCGGATGAGCAGGAGCGCCAGAAGCGTCCGTCCTAGTTATTTGTCGATGCGCAACATATGAATATTGACGCCATAAGTAAAGCGATAGCCCTTCTGCCCTCAAATGAGCAGGAGGCTTTCTTTGACGAGCTGGACGAGTACCGGTCAAGTCTACTGAGAGAAGAGGCCCAGGTAGATTTTTTAAAATTTGTCCGGACAATGTGGCCCGGGTTTATTGATGGCCGTCACCATAAAGTAATGGCTCGTAAGTTTGAGGAAGTTGTGAGCGGGAAAATCAAACGCCTGATCATTAATATGCCTCCCCGCCATACCAAGTCCGAGTTCGCCAGCTATATGCTACCGGCCTGGTTTTTAGGTAAATACCCTAACAAGAAGATCATCCAGACATCTAATACAGCCGAGCTGGCGGTGGGGTTTGGGCGTAAGGTCAGGAATCTGGTTGGAAGTGAGCAGTACGCCAAGATCTTTCCTAACGTGAATCTTCGGCAAGACAGTAAGGCGGCGGGCCGCTGGTCAACTAATAAGGATGGAGAGTATTTCGCTATCGGCGTTGGCGGAACTGTAACTGGTAAAGGTGCCGACCTACTGATCATTGACGACCCGCACTCTGAACAAGAAGCTGCTCTGGCCGCAGGCGACCCATCCGTCTTTGACAAAGTCTACGAGTGGTACACATCTGGCCCTCGACAACGTCTTCAGCCGGGAGGGACGATTGTTGTCGTTATGACCCGCTGGGCTAAGCGCGACCTGACCGGAAGGATTCTCCAGTCCTCTATTGATAAAGAAGGAAATGACGACTGGGAGGTAATTGACTTCCCCGCGATTCTGCCTAGCAACAAACCTTTATGGCCGGAGTTTTGGAAGCTGGAGGAGCTTGAAGCGCTGCGCTCTGAACTGCCGGCCTCAAAATGGAACGCCCAGTATCAACAAAGCCCGACCTCTGAGGAGGGGGCTATTGTAAAAAGGGAGTGGTGGAAGGAGTGGAAAGAAGATAAGCCACCCCGGTGCGAATTTATTATCCAAAGCTGGGATACCGCATTTTTGAAATCGGAGCGGGCTGACTATTCTGCCTGCACGACCTGGGGGGTGTTTTATTTAAACGAGAACGAGAATGACGCCCATATTATTTTGCTTGACGCCTTTAAACGCCGGATGGAGTTTCCTGAGCTAAAGGAAAAAGCCTTTAACCATTACAAAGAATGGGAGCCGGATGCTTTTATTGTCGAGGCAAAGGCGTCAGGAGCCCCACTGATATTTGAATTACGCGCGATGGGGATCCCCGTCCAGGAGTTTACGCCGAGCAGGGGTAATGATAAGATGGTGAGGATTAACTCTGTATCTGATCTGTTTGCTAGTGGAAAAGTATGGGCGCCGTCTACCCGTTGGGCTGATGAGCTTATGGAAGAAATGGCCGCTTTCCCTAACTCAGACCATGATGACTTGGTTGACTCCGCTACCCAAGCATTAATCAGGTTCAGAAAAGGCGGCTTTATACGCCTACAAACGGACGAGCAAGATGAGATTCGTTCGTTTAGGCGCAAGGTATCTTATTACTAAGGATTAGTATGTCCATTGAAAAGTCACTCTATGCTGCCCCTATGGGTCTTGAATCACTTGCCCCTGATCAGGAAGATGAGGGCGCGATTGAAATTGAGATTGAGGATCCTGAATCAGTAACCATCCATGCCGGAGATACTGAGATCCAGATAGGTAGCGTTGAAGATGACTTTGATGCCAACCTGGTCGACCACTTACCTGATGATGTTGTCACTGGTATTGTTTCCGACCTGATGTCTGACTTTGATGATGACGTTAACTCACGCAAAGACTGGATGCAAACCTACACCGATGGTCTTGAACTCCTGGGCATGAAGATTGAAGAACGCGCTGATCCTTGGATTGGGGCGTGCGGGGTCTACCATCCACTGCTGTCTGAGGCCATTGTTAAGTTCCAGGCTGAGATCATGATGAGTACCTTTCCGGCAGCAGGGCCGGTTAAGACCCAGATCATCGGCAAAGAAACTCCGGAAAAGAAGCAAGCCGCTACCCGGGTGGCTGATGACATGAATTACCAGCTGACGGACGTAATGACTGAGTTTCGTCCTGAGCATGAGCGTATGTTGTGGGGCTTGGGACTGTCCGGTAATGCCTTCAAGAAGGTCTACTTTGACCCCAGCCTTGACCGACAGACATCTATTTTTGTGCCGGCTGAGGATTTGGTTGTTCCTTACGGCGCTTCTGACCTTCAAACTGCCCCGCGTATCACTCATGTGATGCGTAAGACAGAAAATGAGCTGCGCAAACTACAAGTGGCCGGCTTCTATGCCGACATTGACCTGGGTGAACCCAACAATACCCTTGATGAAGTAGAGAAAAAAATCGCCGAGAAGATGGGTTTCCGCGCCCAGACGGATGATCGTTACAAAATCTTGGAAATGAACGTGTATTTAGACCTTGAAGGGTACGAACACACCGACAAACATGGCGAACCTACAGGAATTGCGCTGCCTTATATCGTTACAGTTGAAAAAGGTAGTATGAAATGCCTAGCAATCCGCCGTAACTGGGAAAAAGATGATGAGCTGCACACAAAGCGCCAACATTACGTTCATTATGGCTACGTTCCTGGCTTCGGTTTCTATTGTTTTGGCCTTATTCATCTTGTTGGAGCATTTGCCAAGTCTGGAACGTCCATTCTTCGTCAATTGGTGGACGCTGGAACACTGGCTAACCTGCCTGGTGGCTTTAAAACTCGCGGCCTCCGCGTAAAAGGCGACGATACACCCATCGGCCCAGCAGAATGGCGCGATGTTGACGTACCAAGCGGG